GCTGATTACTCGCACTACATGGATTAAGAAAAATCCGCCGCCTATTGAGGGTAAGTATTGGATGTGTTACCTGCGTATACACCCTTGGTGTCCGGGGCGCATTGATGTAGCGCATTTGACTTTGGACCATGTCATAAGTAGGAGTAGAGACACTAGTAAGAGGTTTGTTGCTGATAATCTTAAGCCTGCCTGTATTTACTGTAATGGTGAGAAAGGTAGCAAATCACTTGACCAAGTAAAGCCTGTGCCTGTAGAATAATTTTATTCACTATTCAAAACAAACAGTGACCAATAAAAATAGAGCGCTATTGCGAGGGCGCTCTATTTTGGTTTTAGATTATCTAGCTTTGCGGTTTTGTAGATAGGCTATCAGCGCTGCAGGTACACCTACCAACACAGCCAAGCCAATTAGCAGCTCAAAGCCCTGTGTTTTTACAAAGTTATTGGTGTAATCACTTACGCCCGGCAACTGCCATAGACCATATAGGTAGGCAACTATGGTAGCACCAACACTTTGCAAGAAAGTGCGGATTGATTTTGCTTTTGGCGTATTGTTTTGGGGATTAAGTGGGTTCATAGATACTTTAACCTTTCCTCACTACTAGGCATCTGCCCGGTGTGTATTAAGCGGCTATACATGTAGTTTACCATAAAGACTTTTACAATAAATTTCCACAGGTAGCGCATATTAGCGCCCTAATAGTTTATTCAGTTGGTCACCAAGCCACCGCATGAATGCATTGCCGGTTTTCTCATCCTCTGCCTTTTCCTGCTCAAGCTGTTTGGCTTTAGCTAGTGCCTCATCTGCAGCCTTTTGCGCGGCAGTCAGTTGGCTAGTAAGCTCATTAGCTTTAGCCTCAACTGCTGCAAGTTGCTCTTTGGTAGGTCTTGAGCCTAAAGCCGCTACTTGGGCTTGCAGGTCATAGATTTGCTGCTGCCACTTATCATTTACAGCAACTTTGCCCACATTCTGCCATGTGTAAGCCTGCTCTGCCTCAGGGCTATCTAGCATAGCCTCAAGCATTCTAAGGTCAGTATTGCCAACAAAGTTTTTATTAAACTCCTCTCGGCTCATGTCGCGCCCACGAATATGCCACATTGCCTTTCTGTAGCGCTGAAAATAGTTATCTACATTTGGTATAGGCATCTCATCACCCTCCTCTTTGTAAGTTTTAATTCTATAAATAGTTGCCTGAGTAGTCCGCCAACTTTCACTTAAGCGCCCTATGCGTGCTGAGAATACTGACCAACTCTCACCGCCCTCACTAATAATGCGCCTAGTTACACCGCCAACATTTACATTTTCCTCAAATATGCGGTCTGCATCTAGCAATACGCCAATATGCCCATAAAGCCCATATTCAAACACAGCAAAATCACCGCGCCTACGCTCCGCATAAGGTACTTTTACCGCATGACCTTGAGCCACTAATGTTTGCCCTACATAGCGAGCATCACCACGCGCCGCAAATGGGCTAGGCACATCAGTCATTTCATGCAGAAACCATTTATTAAGGGTTACACACTGCCCGGTCAAATTACCATCTGCAGGGGTTTGATTATGTGCCGGAAAGAAAATACCAACTCTAGGTATTGCCCAAGCCTCTGCATTAACAGCAATTCTAGGCATTCTTTTTACTTTCTTTTTGAGGCTCTACAGCCGGTCTAGGCTTATCAGCCTCAGGGTCAGGTGGTGGTAATGGCTTTTTTATAATGTCTATAAGGCTCATACTCCAACTCCTATCTTTCTAAATTCAGTATAGCACAAGCACTACCAAGGGTTTGAAAGCGGCACAGGGTTTACTACCTTGTCTACATAATCCTCAGCCATCCTAGCGCCTTTTTTGCGGTTGCAGGCGCTGTGGCTTAATTGCAGGTTATCAAGCTCATAGAGCGAGCCACCACGCGCCCTAGGTACTATATGGTCTACCTCTACTGCTAATGGGTTAAATGCGCCTGTGTCCGGGTCTTTCATAGGTAGCTGTACATCAATGTATTTGTGACAAATAGCACAAACAGGGTCTTTTGATGCAATAGCACGCTTGCGAGCTAAAGCCCACTCTGTTTTATTCCATTTCTGAGGGGTAGGTATTGCAGCATCCATCTACTTAGATGACTTAGTTTTATGGTTTTTAAGCCACTCCTGTACTTCGTTATAGTATCGGTTTTCAGGGTCATTAGGCACTGTAAGCACTGTGCTATCTTTTAGAGTAACTATATAAACATCTACTGTTTCTTGCGCCTCTGTTGGCTCAGGTACTTCTACTTTTTTAATATCCATATTATAACTCTGCATCTGCGACCCAGTTGCCGCGTGTTAGCCATGTCTTAGCATCATTAAAGCCTGAGCCTGAGGCTCTAGCTAGGTGGACCTGTGCGCTAGTCTCTGAGATGTTAGTGCCGGTAGTGGTGCAAGCAGTCCATGAGCCATCAAAGAATTCCCAACTTGAAGTAGAGTTGCCATAAAAGGTAAATGCAGGGCTTGTGCGCTTATTCACCTTAAAATAAATATCATGGTCAATACCACCTGAGCCGGTTGGTGAGCAACCATTTCTAAACACTATTTCTGTGCCGGTTGCAGGCACTGTGGTAGATTTAAAGCTCTTTTCAAAGTACCTTTGGCACAAAGCAAGCTCTTGACCATAAGGGCGCGGTGTAAAGTCTGCTGCAGTACCACCAACATTAAGCATTACCTGAGAAATCCAAAAATCATCACCTGAGGCTATAGTGCCATCATCTACCCAAATAACTACTGCAATGTTATTCATGCTTGCGGTATCAATAACAATACCCTCTACTGTAAATAGCTGATAAGCATTGGTAAGGGCTAGGTTAGATGGGGTGTTTTCCATTGTCCAGTTGGTTGCCCAAGTTGGATTAGTGCCATTCTGCCCCCAAGCGCTGATAACGTCAGATGTAACACTGTCTGCTGTGCCTGTCCATGAAAGTAGAGCTACCCTTAAGTTTGATATTTCTAGCCCGGTAGTACGCGCTTGGAAACTCAAGCTAACTGTTTTGCCTGCAAGAGCCTGAGCATCTTTAGTCTCAAGTATTTGCACAATGCCACATTGGTTGTTAGCAGTAGAGTTAGTCAGTTTAAGAGCGTATGCGCTACCCTCAGCCGGTACAGTTGTATCACGCGCAAAAGTCCATGAGCTATTAGCCTCCTGCAAACAATTCCACCTGTCTGCAATGTAAGTATCATCATTAGGGGTAAAGGTAGTGTTGCGCTGCCAAATATCAAAGTTGCCATTTATAAGCAGGTTGTTACCAACTGCAACCTCCGCTAAAATCCAGTCTCTTAGCTGTGATAACTCAATCTGCTTTGTCTTATTTGGGCTTGATGGGTCACTTACACTTGCATCATCCATTGGCAAGACATCTGCATCTGCAGGGTCATCTGTTAGCGGTGGTAGTTGATGTATTTTAGGCATGGCTTGAATCCTTGTGGTTATTATATCACTAACTTGGTGCTGATGGGTTATTTGCGGTCTGCTCCTCAAGCAGTTCACGATTAATGCGCTGTATCTCATCATTCATGCGGACCGGCATTTTACCTAGAGTTAGCACTACATATTTTGTGTGAAACTCGCGGCGCACAATAGGCAGTACAAAGGTATCAATAAAGTTACCATAATTCTTAAAGCCAATGGTTTTGCCCGGCACAAGCAGTGTGTGGTCCATAGCAGTTACAGGCACTATCAAAGCTGTATTCTGAGCCTCATCTGCATTTTCCTCAATAAAGCTAGTACCTACTGCGTCTGCAGTTGCAGTTACAGTCATGCGGTTATCTGATTTAGTGCCGGTGCGTATGCCAAAGTTAGATGCACTTTCACTGTCTTGGTAATCCCTAAATAGGTTGCTGCCGCCGCCGGTATCACCACCTGTAAGCAATAAGTAGTTTTTGACCTGTTCAATACTAAGCTCTAAATCAAGGTCTACTACATCCTTATCATTAACTACAGTGAAATCTGCAGTAGTTGGTATTTCCGCTATGTCCATCTCTGCTGTACCCAAATCAATGTAAGAGTAATAGCCTGATGGTGACATTTCCAAAATCTTTTTCATGGCATCGTAAATGAAAGCCATGTTAAAGGTGTAAGTGAGGTTATAGCCTGCTGCAGTAAAGTTACGCTCAGTAATTGCGCCACCGCGAGCATTGTAATCCTCTAGTATGCCTGACATCATGCCGGTCACAGGGTCTTGAGTAGAGTAGGTAGTTATTGTGGTTGGTACACCTGAGTAAGTCTTAAAGTAAATATCATCCACACTAATAGGTGTAAAGCTGCCACCACCTGAGCCACCGGAATAGCTACTGTCATACATCATGCCATCGCTATAGACACTTGGGGTATTCCAGTATGCGCGAATAGTCTGACCTGAGCCAAGCCATATAGCAAAGAAATACATTGTGCTTGGGCTAACCGCTATAAGCTGCGGAAAGTCAAAGCGTACCTCAGTAGGTGAGCCGTTTGATACTGATTTAGTTGTAGAGCCTAGCAAGTTGCCATTAGGGGCATCATATACAGATACTGTAACATCTGCTGTGCCTTGCAATTTGAGGGCTATAGCACCTACGTTATCTACAGCCGCGCCGGTGCGCCAAGACTGCCCAAATGTGTACCATCCACCGCCCTTAGGACCACTTTGGAAAATATCGCTGTAATCGCCTGCAGATGTTTGGCTAACATCAAGAGTGTAGCTAAATGGAAAGCCGCGAGTAATTAAGTTGTTCAGGTCTAAGCCATCACTTAACACTGTTAGTTTTGTAAAGCTCTTGCCGCCTGCAAATTTAGGGCGGACTTTATTGACCTGACCGCTAAACATTACTTTGCCATTAGGATACCAGTAGTTATAAAGGATTACCTTTATTTTGTTTGAATTCTTAAATATTGCATCGTCATCTGATGAGCCAAGCGCTAATATAACCTGCCCTGTAGTAGCTACCAATGGCGCACCTGATGCTGTAGTAATGTCTAGCCCATCACCTGTAATAATAGCCTCTGTAGTAAGGTCATTATCAGCTTTTACGCCACAGGTAATTTCTATGGCTGAACCGGCGCTATTTATGTCTTGCGGAAACACAAAGGGGCTAGTGACCTTTGGCAATTCACCCAAGTATCTGCCATCTCTTGAATAAACTTTGTATGCAACTCTAGTAGGCACATCCTCAGGCGCACCTGTAATTTCAAGATGCCAATAAACAGTGACCTCCATAAAGTCTATGGATGCAAAACCATCACCGCCCGAAACATCGCCGGTGTCTACAGTTACTGATATTCCGGCAATATCTGTTTTGCTAATAGATGTCTTACCCCATAAGTCAGTAGGACCGCCATAAGTGCCATTAAGAGCGCCTATAGATTTGCTAGTAGCGCCGGTTATTCCAAGTATCACATCACCATAGCAGCCAACATTAGACCCATCAATATAGACCTCAATACCATCAATAATTGCCTCATCTGGTAATTGCTGAAAGCCAAAAGATGACCCTGTTATAGCCGCCCCAAAATCACCACCTGCAGCATAGCCTACAGTAGCAGAGCTGCCATCATCTGTAGTTATCCTGCTAGGGTTAAGCCAATTTACGCCACCACCGCTTTGAGCGCTTGCTGTGCCAACTGTAGGGGCTTTAGTGCTTGAGTAATTTTGCTCCATAGCAGTCTATAGCCACCTTTTGTAATACTCAGCCAATATGTCTACTTGGCGTGTGGTAAATCCATCTGTATAGGTTACTGATGCCGCGCCCGGCTCAAGCACGATGAATGTACCATTGTAATCAACCTCCTCATCATTAAGGGTTACACTATGATTTACACAGTCAATTACAAGCACATCACCTGCCTCAAGCCCTAAGCCATAAAGCAACATTTGCTGTGTGTTATTGTCATTAGCTATTTGGATGTAATCACCCTCACCTGTTAGCGCATCTATGGTTATAGTGAATACCGGCAGTTGGTAGGGCGCTGTGCCGCCAATGGTAGGGGTCACAGTTAGGGTAGCGCTAGTGTAGTTTGTCTGATTGATGATGTTTGTTGCAGTAGTATCTAAGCCAAATGGGTTAGTACAAATGAATTCAAGAGAAAAGGTAGCAAATAGCGCATGGTCTTGGCGCTCAATGCCTAGAGCATTCTTAGTAGCAATATAGCGCCTTGTGCCACTGCCATAGGTAATGTCTAGGTTTTTATCTTTGCCATTGAAATAGCCCTTGAAGGTGTCAATGCGACTATCTAAATCAGCTTGGCTACTACCATGAATTGTGCCGCCAATCTTTACTAAGCGGCTTGGGTAGTTAATATCAGGTATTACACTGCCATCAGTGTCTGCAAGCGCTAAAAGCTCTGCCATAGCCGCCGGTACATCAGTATGATTGATGACATTGGTATTAATGCCCACTGCAGTAGTGCGGTCAAATGTCTGCAAGCTGTTTGAGTTATAACTTAAATCACCATTCATGCTGTAGCCCCTTGGTTTGGTGTAATGCCCATTCCTACGTTTATTGTATCTTGGTTAAGCTGTCTAAAGAATTCCTTTACAGCACTTTCATCACCTAACACTATTTTTTGAATGCTTACAGATTGGTTATTAGTAGTGCTGCCTGCAGCATTGCCACCTAATACACCTGCACCACCGCCAAAGGCTATAGCCGGGTCTATAGTAGGGCTTGTCATGCCTACAATGGCTTGGTTAGCCATATCATTTGCAGCTTTTGCGACTAAATCACCCTCTTTATCAATACCCTGTGCTAAACCACGCGGCACTTCTCTACCAAGCGCTGCAGCTACCCTTGATGGTGAGTGAATGCCTAGGGCTGATTTAATAGGACCGGGTATTTTGTCTTTGACAAAGCCAATGATTTTATCTTTAAGCCATCCGCCCATATCCTGTATACCATTCCACAAGCCCTTAACAACATCTTTACCTATATTAAACAAACTGCTTGGGGATAGCACACTAGCTATGGATTTGATTATTTGCCATGCCGCACTGATAACCGCGCCGGTCATGCTAACAATGCCGGAAATGGTAGCCTTTAAGAGCTGAACACCGGCATTAATCATTTGAGCTATAAATGTGGGGTTTGTAAGCGTTGCTAGGATGTTTTTAATGATAGTAGGGATAGCGCCAACTAGGGCAGGGATGATTATAGGGATTGCCTGCACTAGCGCGAGCAGTAACTGCACAGCGCCCATGATTATAGCCTGCAATGACTCAGGTGATGTTAGCCCGGTCACAATGGCATCTATGATGGTGGGCAGTGCTTGAGCGATAATCTGAATAATCTGAGGTAGAGCCTTTAGGATAGCCAAAAATAGCTGTACAAATGCATTAATAAGAATAGGTAGGGCAGTCACCAATACCTGAACAATAGAGGGCAGGGCGGCAATTAGGGCATTTAGCAGAGCCTGCACTGCGGTTATCAGAGCAGGTACTAAAGTAGGCAATGCTTTAGCTAATGCCGGTACTAAGGCGCTTAATACTGCGCCTAAACCGCTTACAATCTTTGGTAATAGCGCAACAATCTGCGGTACTGCAATATTTATAGTGTTTAATAGTGAGTCAATAAAGTCATTTACATCACCCTGACCTGTAAGCAGGTTATCAAATGCCTTTTTGGTAGTGTTTAGGCTACCTGATAGGGTTTCGTTCTCTTTGGCATAGTTACCGGCATATTTGGCAGTCTTTTCCATAAACATCTGCTGTGCCAAGCCTACCTTTTCCTGTATAGACATTTGTGCGGTAGTCTTATTGATGCCCTTGCTTAGAGCGTATGCACCAATAGCGGTGTCATTCATGGCAACACCTAAGTTATCCATCATGGTAAAGTTACCCTTAGCCATGCCGGTCACAGCCTCAAGCGCATCTGTGGTGCTAATACCCATTATTGATGCAATGTCTGATGCACGCTGCATAGACTCACTAGACATTTTCATTGAGCTTTGAACATCAAAGCCTGCGCCTTGGAATAGAGACCCCATTTTGTTAGCGCCTTGCAAAAACTCTTGCTGTGAAAGCCCGGCAGTCTTGTAGGCATCTGCAGCAGTCTTTTTGATACTATCTGCATACTCACCAAACACAGCCTCAGCGCCACCAAGCTGCTGTTCTAGCTCTGCGCCTGCCATAAGTGCCTTGCCGGTCAATGCAGCAAGACCGGCTGCACCTGCAAGCATACCTGCACCAATCGCTACACCTGCGCCTTTAGCAAAACCGCCTAGCTTGCCTAATGCAGCCTGAAATGGACCAGAGTTACTATTAACCTCATCACCAAGAGCAGCAGTTGCCGGACCTGCAGAGCCTTTGAAACCTGCGGCAATTTTGCCTTGGATGCCCTGCATGTTTGGGGCTACTCTGACGTATGCTGTTCCGATGTCTGCCATATAGTTGCGTTTTATACCTTGTATTAAATACCAGTTTCACCGCAACTGTTGGCGTGCTTATATGTTGAAATTATAACATAACCTGTTTGTTATCGCCCTGCATCTTTTGCCCTTGCAAGCACATAATGCCCAATGTAATTTTGGTGGGCATCATCACCCTCAGCAGCAATGGTAGCTATAGCACGCACACCGCGCTTAATAGTGCCTACTTTTGTGCTAACTGAAATAGTAGGCGGCTGCCTAGTCATACTGCCTGCCATTGATTGAGCGCGTGCTGCAATGGCATCTGCCTTTTGTTTGACTGTAGGCATCATCATGGATTGCAATATTTCCTCACCACCTTTTGTGTCCATTGAGAATGATACATCTTTACTCATACCACTAAGTATAGCTCATGCGTAATGTGGTTACTATTAGGCACTCCCCTACTCTGCCTTGTGTGTCACCTGTTTTTTTGTTGTAAGGTGTTTGACAGGCTGTAAATTATATTATGGTAGGGCAGGGGAGTGGTTGCCACCCCTGTTAATCCTATTTAGAACAAAAACCGAAAAAAAGCGCTGGGGGAGTGGCAGGGGAGTGGTTTTATGGTCTAATATACTACCCTCTAGGTAGTGCCAAGATGCTCTTAATGTCATCAACAGTGCGCGTTTCTGAGTCTTTATTAATCTCACTTTTTGGCTGCGCTACTTTCATAAATTCGGGTATAAATGGCTTTGGCTTACGCCGGTTATGAGCCGCCTGCTGACCTTTTTTAACCTGCGTATTCTGCCAAAGTAATAGCTCAAGCAGGTAGGTAGTCTTATTAGCAAATGTCTCTGCCCATCCCCACTGCACAGCCGGATTAATAGCTACATACACGCGACAGTCACGCGGTAGCTGAAATAGCAACCGCGCTGCTTTTTTGATGCTGACTGCCGCGATGTCTAAATTGTAGTATTGGTGAAAGTCCGCCTCTAATTCGTCAAAATGCTCGCGGCGTATTTTGATTAGGGCTAGGATTTTGGGTCAAATTTCTCAATGATAGCAAGGTATGTATCATTCATGCGCTCCATACGCATACGCGGCTTATAGCCCTCTACACCCTCATGCTCTTTGGCATCCTGCTCAATAAAGAATTGCTTGAGCTTGGCAAATTGGTCTGCGCCCATAATGTGCTTAAGCAATGGTAGGACCGCTGCAACCTGCCCTTGGTTTTCTATGCGCTCAATAAACTCCAAAGTATCAACGTCATCAAGCAGGTCAGTATCTACATTGAATTTGTAGCCCTTAACATCAATCTCTTTTACAGTAGTATTCTTTTGGTCTGTTTCAGCCATTGTGATTGCTCCAATCCTTACTTAGTTATATGCAAATTATAGCATAAACAAAAACGCCCCATAGTGGGGCGCTCTTGCGGTTGCTTTGGCTGTTAAGAGCTAAGAGCAGTTGCAATATACTCTTTGTGAGTATCGCCATTTTCATCGGGGTAAGCGACAAATACAGCAGGATATGCAATAGCCTCGCCATCAACATAGGTGATTTCACCACTGCGGTCTGCAATCTGAGCATGTGGCACAACGATGCGCTTAATGCGCCCGCCGGTCATTACAAGCTCAAAGATTACAGAAACACGCGGTAGCATGTCATTGGTTTGGGTGACAGTAATTGAACCATTACCCTCCTCAACAACATTATCCTCACCATAGTAAACCTTAAGTGCCTCTGCATTGGTTTCTATCAGATTGACAGTAAACATTTCCTTGAAAGTGGTTTGACCAACTAAGACCAAATCACCGCCCCAAGCGTTTACTTCCTCGGTATCGGTTTCTACACCATTTACCAAGCCATCCTCAGAAACATAACCCAAGCCCTTGAAAGCGGCATTTAGGGTTGCCCATGCAGTTGTTGGTAAGGGTGTACCCTCAGGCGCTACATACACAGCACCTGTTGATTTTGGCTTACCAAATGACACATTATCGGCATCATTCATGGTTTAGTTTCCTGTAAACTTTGTTGGCACAACAATCCTATACAGGAAAGCTCTGCTTTATGATTGCATTATAGCACAAGCAAGTTAGTTTGCAGGCTCTTGGCGGCAACCAACACGCACAATGAAATCAACAGTGCAACGCTCTACAAAACGCGGTGCAGGCTCTGCTTGATTAGCAGGGTTTTCAGTGTGGTAAGTATTATTCGTATTGTAGGTGTTATTTACTGTTGGCGGTACTTCATTATTTTGTATGGTATCAGGACTGCTTTGCTGCTCAGGTACTTGCTCAGTTTGGGTTTCCGGGGCTACATCATTTATGAAATTACAGTTTTTGCGCCCTGATGCCTCACATTCTAGCTGTTGGCGGCGCTCTCTAGTGACAATGCTAAAGTTTTGAGTGTAATACTGATATTCAACATGCCTAGTGCCAAAGATGGTAGGGATATTATAGACATTAGTAAACTGTAGCACGCAATTAGAGCCAACAGGTATATCAGTAGGCAATAGCCCAATAGTTACGCTTAAGCCCTCAATCTTGCGCGGTATGCTCTGAGTGTCATAAAAGTCACCATTTCGGGCGCTTGCAGGCGGTGCAATGATGTTTTTGTAGTCTTTGCAAAATACCTCTCTCAATACCCGAACCTCACCCCTATGGTAGATTTCACCAAAAAAGATGCCGCTGATTTCCTCACCGGGGTAGTAGCTTGCTTGGTCTGTTGCTACCGGCACTTTGATGTCTGCGACCCTTATAGGGCGCACCTGCACCCATATTAGCGCTATTAGGGCTACAACACCCATACTGAATGCAAAAATGGTAAGGAAATTGACCACAGAGCCTAAAAGTAAGCGGTTTTTGTCATAAAAGCTCGCAATGTTACTACCAAAGCCCTTAAACAGTGCCTTGGTGTTATTTGCTAACTCAGCTATTTTTGATTTGAACCTGTGCATTCCTCTTACTCGCCCTTTCCAGTGCCTCTAAATGTGGTTGTAATTGCTTTTGAAAGCGGCGGCGCAAATAAATACGACTCCCACTACTCAGCAGTATTATAACAATAAGCGTAAAGGCTGTAGCCACGCTAATTACCTCGCTCATTGTCTAGCCTCTTTTCTAGGCGCTCCACTACCTGTAACATCTTAGTATCAACCTCTGTACTCTTATTGATGGCATCAATAGCTTTTTGGGCTATGTCTTTAACGTAAGTATTATACTCCTTACTAATGGATGCATTCTGCCAAATAAAATACAGTAATAGCGCAACCGGCAGTCCAAAGTCTTTTACTGCTGCTCCTAAGTCCATAAGTTGCCCTATGAGCTATAGATACTATAGCCGTATAAATCCTGTGATGTACTTATACTACTTAAACTTTGCTTGCCGTATAGACCAAGCGCACTAAGCTCTGATTTTTTAAACCACAAATCGCCGCTAGGGTTACTATACTTAAAGTTTTCACTGTATGGACCGGCTGTTTGGCTATATGACTCAGTAGGGGCTTGGTCAAGAGGTGACTGCAATGCACGCTTGACACTCTCAAGCACTACCCATTGGATAGTAGTAAAGTAAGCTGCATTGCTATTAGCCTCTGCATCGGTATCAACACTAACATCCTGACCAATAAGGCGTAAGCGGTTACTAGCAATCTTGAGCAGCATTAAAGCTCTGCCGCTATCATCGGGGGCTTTCCAAAATGCTGTTAGGTCATCTACATCAGCATAAGGATTTGGTGATGTTACAGGTGGGCTAACACTCATTGCTGACCTCCAAAGATTGTTCCTGCAGTGCTTGCAGCACGCTTGGCTATTAGTTCCTCTGCCTCTTTGATGCTAATACCTAAGAAACGATAACCGGCAATAGAGCCTTGCAGCTCAGGCATGACCTCAAACAGCTTAAATAGAGCATCACCGGCTGCGCCAATATCAACTTGAAATATAGGTTTCCATGCCGGTACGATTTGGCGCAAAGCATCAGGGATAACATTGTTTTCATCAAGCGCTAGGCGCAAGGTAATACAAAGCTCTTTAATCTGCTTGCCCATTTCCTCTTGTGAGTTTGTAGCCTCTAATAGCAAGTCATCTGACATGGCTACTAAGCTCTCAGCACTACTTGGGTTGCCGGTTTCATAGCCTAGGTTGCGTAAGGTTAAGCCGGTCTCAGCACAGAAATCACGCGCCTTATCTTTTTTGGCGGTCTCAAATTGGTCAATAGACATTTGAGTAAGCTGCCCAATTTCGGGCTTATCGCCATCCTCATCTTTGGTGATTGCCCAAACTTTACCAATGGCGCTGTCTAGCCCCTCATCTTTTTTAGCACCCTCAGCAAGCCCATTAATGTAGCGCTGTGGCAGGCTGTAAAATTCCTCTGCTATTTCCTCGCGCCTCTTCAGCCGCCCAACCTCATTGATAATGCGCCGGACTGTGTTACTGATGCGAGACTTACCAAGTGGGCGGTTAGCGCTTGAGCGCCGGGTGAGTGGGTGCAATAATGTGCGACCTGTAGGATTTGGCACTAGCTCAACTAATTCCCTATTAATAAAGATAGCGGTATAGACCGGGGTAAATATCATGTAATCAACAGGCGCAAAGCGTGCGCCCTTGAGCTTGCCCTTTGGCTGTGGCTCACCCCATTTGGTGACTGCCAAGCCATACCTAAGCAAGCCGGTAGTTTGGTCTACTACACCTGTAGCCTCTGCTGCAGTAAATGGTACAAATATCTTTCTATCACTATCAGGGTCATCAGAAATGGCAATAAAAGCACAGCCGCCAACATAGGCATCATGCTTGACGTTATTGATAATGCTAAATCCGTTAATACTCTCTAGGTAGGTATTAATGCCAAATTGGTCTTTGGCAAAGCCCTCAAATACAACGCGGTCACTAAGAGTGTTTACTGCGCGACTTGCCCAACCAATGCCGGGGCGCAAATGAGCCATTTTAGCCGGGGTAGAAATGCCATAATCCCTAATGTCATTATCAGCATCATAATACTCATACTTATTAGACACCTTTGGCTCATGTGCCTGCAAGTCATTCACTAGCTTTTGCGCTAATGTTTCTGCTTGTGTAATGAGTGGGTTTACCGGCTGCTCTTGCATTTCTGTCCTTATTAAGCCGGAATTGCCGCCCCGTAAGCGTATTTGTTATTAATGGTAATTATACCAGATATTGTAATTGTAACATAAGGGCTTTGCTAGTCCTCTAACTCCGCAATTCTGATAAATGCGCCCGGACTGCCTTTGCGGTATTCTGCCTGCACAGCCATGCGCGGTACATCCTGCCACTTATCATCACGCAACACTAATGCCTCTACTAACATATCCAATATGCTAGTCAATCTGTTATCAAGGTCTGCTCTGACCTGAGTGCCAAAGTAAATGACTACCTCAATGCCTACCGGCACATAAAAGCGCTGCCGGGTTTGCATCCGCACTTGCCTTAATGCATCATCTTGCCACTGAACAAACTTTTTACTCGGAAAGCTCTTGCCATCACCTCTATTGATGCGCTGATTTTTCTTACTTGGTACACTGCCCTCAAGTACCAACTCAATCATTGCATTTGCGCCTGTAGCCTTGCCACTATTTTAGGGTCATATACTGCAATACCGCCTAATGGGTCTACTGCAGCAGCAACCTCAGCAGCCTTATAGCCAAGATTACGCACATAGGCAGGTATAAAGTCATTAGCATCTAAGCTGTTGCCGGTACGGACCGCCCATTTTTGGGCATCTAATACTAATTTGTCATATTGGGTATCACTCGCAATGAATAGGATGTCTTTGCTTTTCAGGGGTAGACTTAATTGTGCGACATTGCCAAAATTGGCTGCAGTTGAGTTATCACGCGCAACATAAAAGCCTTTGCCTAGCTCAAGACCGGCTGCACGAAGATTATCACCTGTGCCTCTAAATACGACTTGCCCACCATCCGGGGCAATCGGTGCTGCTGCCCCTGCGCCGCCATTAGTCTTTTTGTAGTTATTAAGCAAGCCATTGCGTGACTTATAGCCAAATGTTTCAATCTTAGCCTTACAGCCACCATGCCGGTGAAACATATCAGAGCTTGGGTTTTCATGCCTGCCTGCTTTTGACCTGCACCATTTACAAGCATCACTACTCTCAGTCCTGACCATGTAGGGCGCTTTGCCGCTTTGCTGTGCAGCAGTAAGTGCATCTTTTTGAGCCTTTGCTGCGCTCCATAGCAAGAAATTTAGTACATACTCCTCCATCACACTGCTCCTGTAGATACACTATCACTAGCAACTTTAGCCAAGCCATAAAACCTGTCATCAATGCCCTCACCCTTGGTATGCTCAATATCCATGTCAAATGCATTCATTTCATAGGTCTTTTCATAGATTGCTTTGCCAACCTCTCTAAAAAAGATTTCCTGATTGCGCTGCCGGGCATCGGGCGCTATTTCCGGGTTATTAAGTAGGTTCATAGCCTCAAGTACCTTTGGTGTTAGTGATTGGGCTTTTTTACCATAATCAAGAGGAGTATTAGCATCAGGAAAATCCCAAGCAGCAATATCTTTTTTAATACCCTCTAGGATAGCGGTTACTTTCTCTATGCGCTTTTTAGAGTAGGCTGTGCCACGTGCAGGCTCTTTGGTCTTAATGAGTACATCAATCAGCTTAGATGCCTGCAAATCGGTCAAAGCATGGGTAACCTCCGCTATGGTCTGAGCAGTTTTAACAATCTCAGCATCAGCGCCTATGATTTCATTGGCAATAAGTAGCTCTTTGACCTCTTTAAATTCTTTGGTCTTGAGTACACATAAATCAGCTATGTATTTACTTTGTGTTTCCGTTGCCATTTACCGCCTCCAATTCTGCAGGTTGCTCATCAATCTCTAATAAGTCTACTACAGCAGTACCCATGTGTACTTTGCCATCTCTGCCGGTGACCGGGGCGCTCAGGTGAAACCTAAAAACGCGCTCACCCTGCTTATTAGTGACCATTTTAGCCCTAGCCCAATCCTCATTAAGCAGCTTGCCCTCTTTCCGGGTAAGTGTTTGCACCTCACCGGTAAATCTGTTTATGTATGGCAATATTTTTGCTTTAGTCATAAGCATATTTTACCACGCAAAAGAGAAAAGACCGCTATAAGCGGTCTCATTCTCTGCTAAAGGGCTAGGCTAAGAGCTTGCGCCGTTTTCGCTGATGATGCTAAATGCGCCACCATCAAAGATTGCAAAGCCAAACACTGCCTCAGCGCGGATTGCAATTTCGTTGGTTCGCTTTAGGTCACCATTACCATCCGGGTCACCATACTCAATGGTTTCCAGTGGTACTTCGCGAGCAACGCCCCATTTGAATGCACGCCAGTCACCCAAGATAGCCATGATGCTAACCTCAGATGCTTCAAGCTCCTGACGACCACTAACTGTGTCGCTAGATGCAGCCTGCAATCCTTGGAAAGTATCAAATCCGAAACCAAGACCAAGCTCAGGGTAGAGTGGGCGGTTTTGGCTGTCTTTCTTGCGTGCTAACTGACCGGCATATACAGGGTCAAGCGCAATACCTGTAGCAATGTAACCTGCCTCTTGCAAATCGCTTGCAGCGGTTTCCAAATCAGCCTGTACATCACCTGTAGCAACTACGCGAGCAACGCCATTTCCGGCTTTGTCAAAGTAGTTAGAAACGCTTGATGCAATTTCACCAGTCTTAGGGTTGATACCATGAATGGCAACCAAGTCAAGGGCGCGGCTAAGGGCAGTAGCAACATTAGCTACTAAGCCATCAACAACACCTGCCTGATAGTCCTCATCGGACCACATAAGCTCTTGGCTAAAGCGGTAGGTAATCTGCACTTTGTAAGTCTTGGCAGTAACCTTAGTAGGTGTACCATCCATGCTTGACTTACTTGCACTTTCACCAACTAGCTCTGCTTTTGGCGTGCTAGTAAATGTAAAGTGGTCAGTGCTACCAACCTTAATTTCAGGGTCTTGTGGTGCTAGGCGTGCAAGCACACCACCACGAATATTTTTGCTCCAACTCTCGCCGGTGTGATTGGCAAGGTTCAAAGCGCTAGTGCGGAGGGGATTTCCCATTTTAGATACCTCGTAACAATTAAATTGATTTAATCGTCAGAACCTGAGCCGCCGAATAGACTTTTAGCAATTTTCTTGCTGCTTGTATCGCTTCCGCCCGGTTTGCCATCTTTTTTGATGACTATTTTTCCGCCACCGCTATCTGTAATGCCCTCTGACAACTCTTTAGCTCTCTCGCGCATTTCATCTGCAGTTTCGCCGGTAACAAACTTAGCAAGTTTATCTGATAGCTTGAATTCAGAAACTATTTTTACCTTATCGGTCTCAAGTTTGGCTTTGCCTAGGTCACCAGTTAGCGAGCTAATCAGTGTTTCCTTTTCCTTGAGCTTAGTTTCATATTCTGACTTAATAGTAGATACCTTTGATGCAGTCTCTTTGAGGTCATCATAATCAGCATACTGCTTTTTTTGACGCTCCAAGCGAGTCTCAACAACTTTATCTACATCTGCCTGAGTAAGTAGATTATCCTCTACCTTTTTATACTCATCACCATCTTTGTAAAAGTATTCAGCCATTCCCCTCTTTTCCTTTCCGCCGAGTAAGCGTTTTTAGTCTGACTTATCATCACTATACCATAACCGCAATTAATGCAACAACTATTTTGAACAACTAATTTATCCGGCGCGGCTGCCCCAAACATCAACATAGATTTGGTAGCGCTGGTACTGCCCAAGCAGGTCATCAAGATTTACCAATGATGTAACTGCAGCATGGGTAATGTTTGCATTGTAAGCCTCAAGCTCAATAATCCGGTCTGCTATATCAAGTGCTTTGTTTTTAGCAGTGCTGCGGCTAGTCTTGTGGTAGACCTCAATTAGAATTTCTGCCTTATCAAGCACCATACTCTCACGCGGACCGCCGGTGCGGTCTACTAATACATATTGAGTAGGCGCATCAGTAGGCTTATCGCCATACGCTGCCCATCCAGTGCCTAATATAGAATTAAGCCAAGCTACTACAACTGCCTCAACATCAACTTTAGCCATTTAAACACTCCGCCCTAAAGTACCTATTCCATCTAGTAGGTGTATTGCCATCCATAAACTTAACGCTTGAGCTATCTAGTGTGAATGTCTTGCCATTGTAATCAAAGCTACTGCCGCCAACATCGCCGGTATAGGTTTTGGGCAGGTGTACGCGCACTTGGTCTTTGGCTTGGTCAAGCGCTTGCTGTTCGCGTGCTGTAGTAGGCTCAGTAATTGGCGCAACTAGGCAATCATCAACTGTAACTTGCTGCGTTGTGTAGGTAGGGTTGTTTAAATCATCAACCGCACCGGCAAACTTTTGAGTAAATACTATTTCCATGCCAACCATAAACATATTTTAGCACTTTTTGTTGTCCACAATAAAACGCTTGTCAAAGTTGTTCCCGAAAATTCGGCAT